CCTGGCTTTCCACCACCTTAACAACAGCAGCTTTTCCTTTGTCGTTGACTGCTTCTTTTTGCTTGGTCAGATTAGGTACAAAGAGCAAGAGAAGCACGCTGATGATGAGCAAGACCACCAACATCTCAATAAAGGATAGTAAAATTATTTCTTTTTTCCATCTCATACATCTGCAATGAATGCAACACGAGATCACGATACTTCCAAGTGCTGACCAGATACTCAATCACTTCCTGATCCTCTATCTTGCATTCCATAAGAAGCAATAGCTTGACTGTATACTCATTTTTTAAAATCGGCACCTGGTAAGTTACATCCACCCAATGCTCAAAACCTAAGTCTGTCTGCTCTACACTCGTAAGTTCAATGTTCAAAATGTTCATATTTTCTTCCTCCTTACTTATCTATTCGTAAAAAAAGATAAAAAGTTATGAAAAAATCATTATTTTTTATTATTAACAAAATGGCGTTTTTGACAATAATACACCACGATTTCCTCTTCCTATTCTTCAAGAAAACGCTTTTTTGAACAATAGGATTGTAATTCCTGTTTCTAATCGTTCAAAATGCGTGTTTTTGCAAAATAGAAATACAAACTCTAATTTTGTTGACGCCAACAAAATTGGCAACCAAGCGCTTTATAAAGCTATTTGTTGATGTCAACAAGTCAATTTCAGAGCAAACAAAAAAACCGCAAGCCTGAGCCTGCGGTTGGTGTACTATATTTTTGGTTTCATACAGATTTTTAGTCAGATCTTTAAGAAAGCAATTCGTTAACTCTATCTTGAACGGCTTGCGCATTATATCCCGCATTTGTTAGATTGTCAAAACGTTCTTGTCCATTGCCCCAAAGGCCTTGAATGACCTCATTGGCTATGGTATTAAGATCTACGGTGTTTCCACCACCTAAAAGGCTATTTACTTTGTCTTGAACCTCTTCGGCATCATAACCTGCATCAGTTAGTCTGTTGAAACGCTCTTGACCGTTCCCCCACAAGCCTTGTAGCACTTCATTAGCTAACGTATCCAAGTCTTTACTAGTATTTTCAGCATTTAAGAGGTCATTTACCTTGTCTTGCACGGCTTTCGTATCGTAACCGGCATTTGATAGGTTATTAAAACGTTCTTGCCCATTCCCCCAAAGGCCTTGAATGACCTCGTTAGCTACGGTATTAAGGCTTTTTAGATCGTTTTTACTGATTGAATTATCTTCCTCATCATCTAACAGGACAATATTCTTGTCAAACGGATTGCTTGAATATTGCCACCAGCGAATCCCATCCATGGATGGGAAATATTCAAAGTCAGCGTTCCCATCGTTCAAGCCATATCCTGCAATCCAAAGGCTATTTGGAAATTTCGCAAGAATTTGCTGATAGTCAACGTTTGCAAGCGTGAAAGGCTTATAACTATAATAAATAGGTTTATACCCTGCATCAGCAAGAACCTGCATGAAGCGCAAGCAGGCTTCTGTATTCGCTTGCACGTTGTTGCTTGCGTGGTCTTCGTAGTCAAGCACGAGATACTGAACTTTTTTAGGCACGTTGTCAAGGAAATAGCGTGCCTCTCTTTCTGCCTCATCCACGTCTCCACCAAACCAAGCGTAGTGATAAAATCCGATAGTATTTGATTGTTCCACTTGTGCGGATAAGCAAGGGTTGATATAGCTTGTACTTTCAGAAATTTTGATAATAGTATTCTGTGTACCCATGTCAGCCAAAATACCTGTAATATCGTATCCATTGTGGCTAGATACGTCGATGAATAAGTCGTTTTTCTTCATTGTTCTCTCCTAGTCTTCGCTTGGTTCTTTATAGTCAAGAGCACGTTTGCTATCAGAGATTCCTGATGTTGTTGGGTCATTTACCACGCCCAGCAATACAAGGATATAGACGAATGTATTAACACCGTCCTGGATATTTTTAGGAATATCCAACCCAAATTGCTGAGCCATTAGGAAAATGGCCCCAAGCAATGCAATGAGTGTTACTTTATTTTGTAGTCGTAGTTTCCAGTTAATCATATTGTTTCCTTTCTTTTATGGCAATTTCGTAGGCCATCCTTCATCTGTCAGATATGAGATGGTACTTACACGGATATCTCCAATATCTCGGTCAGTTGGGATAGGGTTTAAGAATTGAAATCTTAAATGATTTTGGTCTGCAGCTCCTCCTACATACCATGTACCGTACACGATTCCATTATCGTTATATATATTACCAATTAAGGATGATTGCGTTCTAAACCCTGTAGGTATACCATCTCTAAAAACGATAAAACAATTTCTTTCAGCATCTGATATTTGAGAAGAATATCCTTGACCACCACGTCTTACAATTCCGAACCAGCCCCACTGCAGTCCTCCGAATTGATATAAGACCAAATTGTTAACCCGTCTTATTTTTACAAACGAATTTCCTAGTTTTGAAACTGAGTTAAGTGTCCTCCAACCAGTATCTCCAATCAGGACCTTCCAACCTGTGTTACCATTCCCGCTCTCTTTAATCCATTTTAAAGCGCCGTTCGTGACATTGACATCTACATAGGTCGTGCCGATTTCAGCAGTGATACGGCCTTCTGGTGAGCCTGTGCCACGGATTTCATGACCTACGTTCTCTGGTAGTGGTAGAGTGACATTATTACCCCCGACAATGCCAAGGGTATTTCCTGTCAAGGTAAGCTTTGGTTCAGGCTTTTGGTTCAGCACCTTCACATCACGGCCAACCGCCTGAGCAAATTCTTCTAAATTGCTCATAGCAATCACGCTTTCGCCGCGTTATAGGTTGCAACCAAATCAACATTGGCAAACTCGTCAATACGACGGCCGAGGTCAGCCAGTTTTTGAACCACTGCGCCTTCAGTATCGCCACTCATGCTAGCAATCATCTGAGCGATTTCTTTCAGTGTGTCAAGATTTTCAGGAACACCGTCACCTAAAATCTCAGCTTTCACTGCCACTTTAGCTTGTTCAATGGCTTGCGTTAGTGTAGTAACGTCCACCTTCGTAGCGAGTAACTGCATTATTGTCTTGTTATCCGCCCCCAATGCAGAAGCGAATGCAATCAATTTACTTGTATCCATAATTTTTTAAACCTTTCCTAAGTTATAAAACGTTAACAAGTCAGGAAATTCCTGACCCACTGTGCCATCGCTACCTACAGTTTTTCCTGCAAGTTGCTTCTTAACTTCTTCTGCGATATCCAGCTCCTTAAGAGCATGGATTTCGTTGGTTACCAGTTCTCTATCTGATGCGACTATCTTGATGTGAGTAGTCTTATCACTTGGGAACACATACCCACCTACGCTTATTTCTAGCCGATACTTACCGATTGGTAAGATATCAGTGATAGTAAATACCACACTTTGATTATCGACTGTGACTGTCTTTGACCATTGCGAAGTCCCCAAAGTCAATGTAACAAGCGCTTCTTGTCCATTAAGCGAGGGGATTGCTTGGCAATTCTCGTCTAGTAGTTCATAACCAAATGTGGAAGAGATGTCCCCTTGCTTAATCAGATAGCCACCGTCGAATTGAGTCAGATTTGTCGTATTATAGACCATTCTACGCTCCTTTCTCATCTTCCGCTAAGATGTCGTCTCTGATTTGCAACGCCTCAAAATTGTTGTACAAGTGACTAATATAGCCATTACCACCCAGGGCCTTGTAGCTTTTGTGCATATTCTCCACTACATAGAACTCATCCTTTGTGGTAAATCCACGTCGAATAGCTCTGCGAATATCACGATCAAGACGCATTCTCATAGTTACCAGGTGCGCCTCATCGTGTAACTTCAGTTTCTCTTGTACTTCGTCAATTTTGAGATTGTTCTCATCGGCAGTAATCTGGACATCTTTGATTTGTTTCTTGACATCATTCAATTCTGAAATGATTTGGTCTGTCTGTTCCTTGGTTTTCTTCGGCATTTTATAACCTAGCCAAGCCACGACAATCGGCGTGGCAACTGGCAAAACGTTCATGAAGAAATGCTCTGTTGATTGTAAGACGTCCATAAAGCACCTCTATTCCTTAGGTTCAAACTTCCATGCTGCGCCTGTTCCGTCCATTTCAAGACGACCATTTCGAGCAAAGTCGCTGACTGGTTCGCCATTATACGTGAATTCACGATTAAGCTGAATCAAGATGCGCTTACCTTCTCCATTGACTTCCGTATGGTTAGGATCTTCAATCGTGATCAAATCGTGTGGCACGTAATGCTTACCAACTTCAGCAAGTGGAATGAGTTCAACCAATTCCTTGTAGTTAGTTCCATAAGCAATTGTCTTGCCTGCTACGGCATTTAAAACGACCGCATGGATGATTTTACCATAACGATCTGTTTCGGCTTGATTGTGCTTAACTGCTTCATCTGTCGCAGTTTGTTTCGCTTTGGTTTCAGCAAGTTCATGAGTCGCTTCTTCAAGTTTAGCTTGCGTTTGAACAATTGCACTAGCTGGGTCAAGTTCTGCCTTCACCACATCAAGAACTGCCTGGATAAGCACTTCCTGACTTTCATGAGTGCGGTCGCCAGACAAGCCTGCTTGCTCATAGCTATAGCGTTGGCCATGTTCTTTCTTGATTGTCACGATTGTGACGTTCTCTGGTTGACGGAAATAAGGGTTATTTGCTAGTTCGTATGTTTGTGTCATGTTCTATTCTCCTTTTTGCATTTTTGCTTTAGTTTCTTCAAATAGTTCTTTGAGTGCTGGGTCGTATTCCAAGACCTCGTTCATTACTTGTAATTCACTTGTCGCGAGTTGATAAAATGCTTCGTTTTGAGCAGATTCCAACTCGCATTTAACCAGTTTAGTTGCCAGTGAATTCATCACTAGTTGATTCAATGTTTCATTCATGCTGTTTTCTCCAATTTTTCTATTTTTTTATTTAGTTCTTGTACCGCTTTAATTAAGTAAGGCACAAATTTAGAGTATTGAATTGAGAGATAAGAGTCATTTCCATCATCAAGTACTGCTGAAGGAATTATTTTCTGCACCTCTTGCGCAATCAGACCGATTTCTTCATGTGTCTTATCCTTGATATAGTCAAATGCTACTAAATTTAAAGCATTTATTTTATCCAATGCCTTGACTGATGTCGGTTCAATATTCTCTTTCAATTTTATATCCGAACCGGTTGTGATTCCAGCGTGTTGTCTCCATTTCCCGGTGACAATTTGACTCCACCAGACAACTCTATTGTATCCACCATCAGGATTATCCCCTTCACCTTCCACATCATCATAGCCAATCCATATTCCTCTCGGAGCATTGATTCTAGAGTAGAAATTAACCTTTGATGTACTTGCGAAATCCACTTTCGAATAGAAATCTACATCATTTCTACAATACATCTTCCCGTCTGTATTGACATACCAAGCTTTGGGGCCAGGGATATCAAGGTTATTACCCCAATTCGCCCAGAATGCGTTTCTGTTCGCACCAGCGTTCGCTCCGTTACCCATCCCAACACTAACAGAGTCAGTTCCTGTTATGAAATAACCATTTCTGTTTTTGTATTGACCAAATCTGAAACCTCCTATCAAGCCTTGGAATCCTTCAAACAGATTCGCAGTAACTACAACAGACCTAAGCTTGTTGATGAAAGCCTCTTTAGCTGCAAGCATATTTGTGAAGATATTACTTGCTACTAGCTTTTTAGCAAAGGCTTGATCCATCAACACTTTGTCAGCAGTCACTGCCTCGGCGTCTAATATCGTAGTAGTCACCGAACCAGCTTCAAAGTTAGCGGTCTTTAACTTGTCGACCATAGCTGACTTGATGACTGCTTTATCAATAAGAGTTTCGCCGGTGATATAAGTCAGCTTACCGTCAAATCTATTATGACCGTTAGCACCAAGGTTGATTCCGGATATTATATCTCCAGCTGAATTGATATTCTGAACAGCCCACGATCCTGCCAGTTGAGTTTGAACCGAGCGAACGGCTTCGGACATATCATCAAATTGACTAGCTTTATATCCGTTCGTCTTAGTAGCACGAACGAGCATAATCTCTTTGATTTCAATCCAACCATTTTGGGTTAAATAAAAATAGAGTGGATAAAGTCTACTATTTCCAAATTCAAAATTTCTGCTGATGGTATATGTTTCGTTGAACACTTGCCAATTGCTTGAAACTGCGGTTGAGCTTGTTGCTATATTTGAAGAGAAAATTCCTTCGTTCGCTTGGTGATTTTTAGCAACAACCACGAAATTATGGTCTAACCTTCCCATAATGCGATACTTAAAATTAAGAGTATATATCTCGCCTCTAGCCAATCTATCAATGTAAAGTGGTAGTGTGAATCCTGCGAATGTATATCCTGAATTTCCAGTACATCTAATGGTAAATGTACCGTTACTCACGAATACTCGCTGAGTATTGCCTTCATTAACTAGCGTATGCCTGTCCATCGACTTCGAGCGGACGATTAAGTTATTGTCACTTCCAAGGCTTTTAGCCACCTCAACCTGGAATAGCTGATTGGTCAATGCCATGCGAGCGATCTTATTCGAGATGTCATTCTCGTTGCTACCGATGATACGCTCGTATAGCCGACTTGTTTCTTGAACTCGCTGGAAGTCTGTCTGGTTAGCCTTGCCAGCAATCTGAGATGTGATGCTTGCAAATTGGCCATCAACCGTCTGCTTGTACTGAGCAATCTTTGAGGCAATATCATTGTCGGTCTGCGTACTTATCGCACTAAATCGACGTTCAATCCCTCTCACATCCTCTTGATAAGCTGATTTACCAACGTAATCTCTGGATATCTGTTCACGAACTGCGCTGACTTGACGAGCGCTCTCGTCTCGTGCATAACGCTGCAAGCTCTCTTGTCGCTGACCGTCTTTGCTGATATAGGTCTCAATTGCACCCATTTTAGTAAATAGACCCTCTGCAGTGCTTTGGACCTCGTTCAACTTCGTGCCATACTGAGTTTTAAAGGCCTCAATCTGCTCAATAGCGGTCTGCGATGATGTTCTCAGATTGTCGATTTCAGATTTTGCTTGGTCACTAATCTTCTTGGCTTCTTGAGCGAGTAATGCATTGGCGCCAGATTGACGAAGAGCCTCTTCAGATTTTCGTCCAGCTTCATTGATTGCTGCATTATCGAACGACTGAAACTTCTTGTCGATTTCATCAGCGATTTGACGTTTGACTTCTTCGGCTCTTTCCTTTGCACGTTGGAGTTCATTGTCAAACTCTAGCTTATTAACGCGAATCTTCTCGTCAAACTCTTTATCTCTTCGTTCTACTTCAGCTACAATAGCTTGCCTAATAGAACTTTCACTAAATCCACCAATCGCGTCCTGTAAAGCCTTCTGACGCGTTGAGCGGTCTTTGGCTTGAAGCGTTTGATAATCACCTAATTCAACAATCGAGCGATTCTCGTTTAACTTATCGATTACCAGTTTATGAATACGCGCTTCAAAAGCAATCCCTATCTGATCTCTAACAATCGCTACACTGTCACCAATCCAAATGTCCTGCTCAATAGCGTTTGACAAATCAAGTAGATTGGCTTTAAACGTAACGATAGGAACGGAAAGACGTTGCAACTCTTTATAAGTAGCCTTTAACAATTCAACTGGATCTTCTATATCCTCGTTGGTATACACGCCAAAGCGGTGCTTGATAACCCCGTTTTGATGTAAGCCGTAGATATTCCTAGAAGTTTCATTACTTACATAATTCTGACCTGCTGGCTTATCTACAGGGTCGCCTTTAGCAACAGACCAAACAACATCTTTAAACTGGATTCTACGACCATAACCGCCCGTAGCCTCTCCGGATTCATCCGTGCTTTCTTCGCCCTTGCCACGACCAATTAGAGCCGTCACAACATCGTCAGACGATTCTTCGTAAGTCACGTTCAAGATATTAGAGCCGTACTCGAATTGATGTCCTGTAACACGTCCAAAACGTTGATTGAGGTCGATATATCTCCCAATGATTTTATTTTCAACAAAGGTATATCTAACTTTGAACTCGCAAGCATAAGATTCAATTATCTTAACAAGCGCTTGTCTGACCGAAATGTAATAGAACGACAATCTGCCAGTTCTAGTCAAGCCATCTACGTTACCAAGCTGATAGCCAGTGCCTTCTAAGATTTCTCTTAAAACATCGCTAGCAGTTCCACCAGGTCGTTTATCTTCGATGATAAACGAATGCAGGTCGCTTTCTGCTCTGTCTATCCCCTGGATAGTCAAACCGATATCATAAGATTTTTCGGAAATTCGAAACAAACAAAAAGCCCTGTCTCGTGATTGAAATCCGAAAAACTGGGCTTCTTTTATAATTTCAGGCTTGTAATCAACAGGGATTTCAAAACTAGACCTATCAAATTGATTTAATTCAATCGTGTGAGTGAACTCTGCAAGGCTCGCTTCATCGATTACATCAATCAATTCCTCTGTCTGATTAAATAAATAGATCATGCGAACACCTCTTTATACTCAACGCTATTTAGAACAGCTCCAACGACTTGAAACGTATTGACACCTTTTTGCAATTTGAAATAGCGACTATTAACCATGTCAAAGTTCATCAACTCGTTTCTATCGTTTAACTTGATTTCTCTCGTCTCACAATTAACAAGCAGATTTGAACCTTGAATGTAAGTAGCTTTCAGCCTGATATACTTCTGAGTTTCAAGGTGTAAGATACGGATTTCAGGACCTGCTTGAGTGGTCAACATCAAAATTGGCTCTGTTGGGAAATCGCCGTTATATACAACCTTGTTAGTTGTTATTGTTTTAGGTTCGGTATACTTGAACGGGTCGTGACAGATGAAATGCAATTTGATAACTGTATCATTCGCATCTTCCAATTCTGGTTTCTTAACCTTCGAAAAGATAGCCTTATAGTATCTTTCCGGATCATCACCAAATACTAATTTCTTAGCTTTACGAGAGAACAACAAGCGATTTAAACGCTCGTATTGTCTCCGCATTCCCAAATCAGTAAAACCTGTTAGCTTGACCTGTATCTCAATCTCACGCTCTTTATAAGTAGCGTCATAGAGATATTGACCGTCTCGACCTTTAATAGTCGCGGTCTCGTGATGAAAATCAAGGACGTCACGTCCTGTGGTATTCGCTACAAAAAACGTTCCATCCTCATTGTTCATCTCTCGATTGAGGCTTACATCACCAAATCGAACTTCTAAGCCAGAGTTAAATGTTGGAGTGCCTCTTATTGTGTCGTTAAAAGTATACATTTAAAACACCATTAAAGGCTTGAAGCCTTTAATCTTATCCTTTCTTCTTTATTTTGGATATTGGAAATATCCGCTACAAACGCCTTGAAATCATTAGAACCTAAAGCAAGGTTAATGATAGCCGGCTCTTTCGTTTGATTGACCTCATACGTTGCTGATAATGTACCAGAAACATTATTTGAGAAATCACCCTGCAAAGCATTAGACATCGCTGAAACTCGTGAACCTGCATCGTCAAACATGGAACGGATTCCGTCCGCCATGCCAGAGACATTACTTTTGACATCTTCAAAACCACCCATCAAAGCAGTATTAAAACCACTCATGATAGCTTGACCGGCTGGAATCAAGAGCTTACGGTCATACGAAATCGGCCCTTTGTTTGCTGCAATCCAACTCGCGATACCACCGACGAAATCAGTAACTGCACTCCACATTGATCTCAGACCATTTAAGAAACCTTCCATAATCGCCTGACCGGCACCACTCAAGTCAATATTCCACAATTGGTCAAAGAAACCTTTGACAGCGTCAATTGCATTGCTGACACCACTTTTCAACGAATCCAAAACATTTAAAAATCCATCTTTCAATGAATTTCCTACGTTTATGACCGTATCTTTAATTGCGTTGATAGCGTTTGAAATGAAATCTTTAATCCCATTCCAGATTGTCGTTACAGTGTTTTTAATTGTTCCTAAAACTGTACTAATGATATTGCTAATCGCATTGATTACCGTAGAGATAACCGTCTGAATACCATTCCAAACAGTCTGCGCTACACCTTTAATGGCTTCCCACGCACCGCTCCAATTTCCTTTAATAAGTGCAGTCGCGGTACTGATAATACCAGCTATGACATTCAATACTGTTGAAATAACCGTGGAGATAACCGTCCAAACTGTCTGAACTATCGTAGTAAATACATTCCAAATTGCATTCCATACATTTTGAACAATCTGCATGCCGGTAGTGATTACGTTTTGGATAACTTGGATAGCACTTGTGATGAATTGCTGAATAGCAGTCCAAACTGTTTCAATAACCGGCTGAAGCATATTCCAGACGGTCGTAGCCGTTTCAATAATGCCATTCCAAATTGTAGCCATGAATTCAGCGAAACCAGACCATAACCCCTTGATTATTTCAACAATTGGTGTCAAGAACTCCACAAAGCCATTCCATGCGGTCGTAGAACCCTCTGTGATACTATTCCAAAGATTAGTGAAGAATTCTACTAGGCTATTCCAAGCAGTTTTGATCGCTTCAATGATTGGTGTTACTACTTCAACGATACCATTCCAAACAGTAGTGGCTACTGAAACAATTCCGTTCCATAACGTTGAGAAGAATTCGGTTAAAGCGTTCCAAACGTTCATCAGCCCTTCCACGATCGGTTGTGCACCTTCTAAGAAACTGTTCCAAACATCTGAAGCTATCTGCTTAATACCTTCCCAAAGACCTGAGAAGAACTCAGTAATGCTATTCCATGCATTCTTAATGGCATCTATTACTGGTTGAGCCTTCTCTATAAAGCTATTCCAGGCATTAGAAGCAGTTTCTTTGACGCTGTTCCAAAGACTAGAGAACCATTCAACAAAGCCATTCCAAGCATTCTGGATTCCTTGCCAAGCGTTTGAAGCAACGTTAACAATACCATCCCATAAGCCGATAAAGAAGCTCCTGAAGCCTTCGGATTTATTCCAAAGAACGACGAACGCTGCACCAATTGCTACGATTGCTGCAATAACCAAACCAACAGGACCAAGGAAACTAATTATCGCAGTAACTGCCGTACCAATCCAACCACCAATCTTACTGAAGATATTCAGGCCACCTACTGCGACTTTAGCAAGCGTAGATGTTTCAGACATGAAATACAAGGCTGAACTAGCAGCCTTAGAACCTCTGGCGATGCCAAATAAGGCTTTTCCTACATTCCCAGCGTTAACCATTCCACCAAAAACGTATTTAGTCGCACTTACTGCACCTCTAAGCCCGATTAAGGCATCCGCCGCTAATTTCGTTGTTCTTTGCGCAGTCTTAAATGCAAGAAACGCAGACGCTATCGCTCTTATCTGATCAGGGCTTAGACTTTGAACTACTTTAGCAAACGACTGGATAGCAGTCGAAGCAATGCTTAGAGCTTTCCCAATCTTTTCACCAAATGATGCCATGTCGCCACCAGAGAGCGCTGATGCTACTTTCTTGATAGCTTCCCAAACTTCGCTCAATGCCTTCTTGAAGTCAGCAATTGCGCTTGTATTTGAGAAACCTTGCCAAAATTCCTTGATTTTAGCAACAGATGTACTCACGAATGACGCTATTTTCTCAACAATTGCATTAAAATCAATCTTGTTTAGAACCTCTTCAAGACCCGTCGCTAACTTCTTAAAATCAATCTTATCAAGCTGATTCATAATTGCTTCAAGAGCCTTGATACCTGCTTTAGACAACGCGTCAAAAGCTGGCTTGAGTTTATTCGCTAACGTTTCTTTCAAACCGTCTAACGCTTGGTCAATCGTCTTGTAACTTGTAGCCATGCCCTGCATAGACATCCCTGCACGTTTAAACGCTTCAGCGAAATCTTCGGTTTTAATCTGGCCTGCTTGAATTTTAGTGATCAATTCATTCAGAGATAATCCCATTTCTTTAGCAACGGCACTCATACCTGCTGGTGCCTGTTCCATCATGATACGGAAGTCTTGCCAAGTGATTTTCGGTTTAGCCAAGGCCTGCACCATTTGTTGTGATAAGGATTTCATTGCCTGCTTCGGATTCTCAGCGGACGCAGCAAGACCACCCATGGCCTCAACTAACTGGCCACTGTCCTCGCGACCGATTGCAGCCATCTGCGAGAACGTACTAGCCATATCTGAAGCTGAGTAGATGGTCTTGGTCGCATAGTCCTGCATGGCCTCTTTAGCTTCATTGATTTGGTCTTTCCCCCAACCTAGCTTGCTAAGGTTTCCGTCAAACGTGTCCCATGCTTTCTTGGAACTGTTCAACTCACCGACCATTTCACCCAGAGAACTCTTGATACTTCCAAACGCTGAAGTAACCGCCGAACTAACCAAGTTAGCGCCCAGCATGGATTTAAACATAGAGCTACTCTTATTTGAAATCGTATCAAATGCGGATGATGTTTTTTGAAGTCCGTTGATTGCTTTCTGTAATCCGTTCAAAGTAGAACTCATTCCTTTGTCAACAGCAGTCAGCACTGCTTCGACTGAATAAGTTTCTGCCATTATATACCTCCTTTCGTTACATATTTGCTCTCAGTAAGAGTTGCTTCTCTTTCTCTGAGAGTTGATACTTATGTTTCGCAGTATCTTTCTTCTTGTAAAAATCACTGTATTTTCTATACAAAGGAGTTTTACCGTCCGATTTAGTAGCTTCTACCTGTCTAGATAGCCAAGCAGAACGATGTAAGAGTTCATCTTCATCTTGCTTTCTTAGCAATACCCCAGTCATTAACAAGTCGTATTCATACATTGTCATGCGACCAATCTCGTTCATGTCTGTGATATTCAAAAACCGAACACAATTTATAATGATTTCCTCAAACGTTTCAAGAGATGATTTCTCAACTATTTCTTGAGACCTTGGTTCATCTCCGACATCAAAGACTTACCCGCGTTTGATTCACTCAATTCTTGAAGCACATCATCAAACAATTTTTCTAGATCTTCATGCTCTTCAACGAATGTTTCAACATCCACCAAAGAAGGTCGTGGGCTTTCTGTAACTGTTCCGTGGTAAAGGATATCAGCTAATGAAGCGATATTTTTAGCATACAGTTCCGGGATTTTAGCAGATAAAGCCATACCGAATTTCAAGCCTTGTTGTTCGATTGGATAAGCCTTATCTAGTGAACGAACGAATTTAACACCGAATTTAATGTTGTAAGTTTTATCTTTGATTACTAATTGCATTGTTGTTTCTCCTTTTTTCTAAAAATACAATAAAAAAGAGAGGCATGAACCTCTCTTAATTTCTACCCACCGATACCAGGTACTCCAGAAACTGAAGTTACAGAACTTGCTGGACTAGATGTTGTTTTAGTAGTATCAGCGAACTCATACTGAACGACTTCAGCTTGGCTATCGTTAAGAGTAGCATATCCCTTGGCACCAGTTCCATTAACTACGATTTCTAGTTCAAGTTCAATCAAATCTTCAGCATTCTTAGTTTTCTTGAATGATGTCAAGTAACCTTGATAGTACACTGACTCGTATTTGTCACCTTGTTTCTTGGCATTCTTCTCGATTTCCCAAACTTCAACAAGTTCACCCTTATCCATAGCTTTTTCAAGCTTAGTAACAAGTTCATCGTCTTCTGCCATGATCGTTGTAGCAGTGATTGAAACCTCAATACCACCGACAGATTGAAGAACACCATCTTTAGTTTTGACTGAGTTAGCGTCACGGCTCTTCTCAGATGAGTGTTCAGTCTGGAATGCTAATTTAGCACCGTCTACTTTGCTTGCTTCACTTAGCAAACGGAACAATAGAATACTGTCAATCCCTTTTTTTGCAATTGGCATTTTTTATCCTCTTTCTTTTATAAAATTGTAAATACTAAACGAACACGACCACGTTTCAGCGGTTCGACTGTCGTGTTGTCGTCAAAAAGCGATATTGTAGACTGCGAGATATTCAAAGCTAGATGATAGCCATCTGCCTCGCTAATCTTCATCGCTTCAGCTAAGATACTCGAACACATATCTGATACTTGTTTACGTTTTTTACGGGTACTCCACACCGACAAGACCAACTCTACAGTACCTTTCACATCCGTTTTATTCGGAACGAGTATGGAAGTAGTATCTTCCAACTCAACAAACGGATAAGGAACGTTGTCGTCTGGCTTGTAATCGTATGTTTTATAGCCTAAAAAAAGACAACGTTTAAATACGCTGTCAAAAACTGCTTGCTCTCTTGATTTCATTTAACCAACCTTTCCAAATCTCTCTTAAAGAGTTTCTTCTGATCATCAAAAGCCGGTTTGATAAACGGTTGTGCGCTCATTTTGCGAGTTCCTAATTCAACGTAAGCAGCATAATCAGTCCCTGGTGCTACTCGGTATTTAAAACTATCTATCTTGCTACTGTTGACAGAGATAGAGCGTTTGGTCGCTCCTGTAGGTTTGACAAATCGCCTATTTTGACCTCTGCCTTCATAGTGACCTCTAAACTTGGAAGCATTGGTAACTGCTTTTTTCTGCATAGCTACACCATTTTTTTCAATGATGCGCTCTACCTCTTCCATTTTAGCTACTCTCTGTAATTTAGCTTGAAGTTTATCAAGACCTTTTAGTTCAAATCGTAAACTACCCAATAGAGTTGTCCTTTTCTAAATAGAATACTCTTCCAGACTGCTTATCTGCTCTGCATTTATAGCGTTCTTTTCGATAATTGAGATAAGTGAATGCGATTTTAGGTGCATTTTGGAAATAAACCACTTTTGAACCTCGTTTATATTCGCCAAAAACTGCGACTTGCTTATCGATACCCAAATCCATAACATGAACCGGAACAATCAATCTTTTATCTTCACTAGAAGTATATTCGCCTGTTTCTGGATCATACTCTTCTTGTTTCTTGGCGATAATTTCCACTCTATCGTTATATCTCATAGCATCTTAAACCCCGCATTAAAAGTTTTTGAACAAACACGCTTTATCACACTATCGTATTCTTTGAAATCATCAGAGTTAAATGTCATAGACGTACCTTCTAAGGAATGATTACTCATCCCTTCAGCACCTATCCTATTAAATCGCTTAATAATAACCTCGGTAATGATATACTCAAGGCCTTCTGGGACATCATCCACGCCTGCATAAGCTAAAAAATTTGAAGTTGTCAACATTGCTATAGTTGTGAGCAACTTATCTTGAAGATTATCCTCAATCCCTAGCAATATCTTTGCTTGAGTGATATTTGCCATGTTATCCCTCCAGTACTGCGATAAGGTCCTCTTTGTTTAGCATTGAATAACCTTCGATATTACGCTCTCTAGCGATATCTTTTAAATCTTTAACCGTTAAGTCGCTATAATTGATAGCTTCCACTTCAGCAGGCTTTTTAGGATGATGTCGTCGCAACATCATACCCATTAAGCACCTCCGAATTTAACGACTTTAGTATCATCATAGAGATAAACACCATAATATTCATCGCCAGAAAATACTGTTGTTTTCTTCAAAATATCACGGTCTTTTTCGACTTCTATATCACGTTTTAAGTTAATAACAAATGCACCATATTTAGCGTTATCATCTGTATCTGTATTGGTTGATGAAATTTTAACCAAGTAGCCTTTACCCTCTTCAACTTTTTTAGCACGGACGATTTGCACGCCAGCTACCTCACCGAAAGTTCCTGAAATAATAATATCCGCTCCAATTTCAGAACCACGGAGCCAGTTTTGTCCAGCATCCGCACGAAGTTTAATAGCATCTTTAGGATTTACCAATGCTACATATTTTGCGTCATCTTCGTCGTTGAAAATTGCTAATGCTTTGTCAATATTTGCTACAGAGATAGGAGCTTCAGTGATATTTTGAGTAGCGGTCTTAGCAGCTGTGATAATATCGTTATCAACTTTATTAGCAATTGCTAAAGTAATTTGGTTCGCTGCTTCTGTGTAGATATCTCCATGAGCAGTTAAAGCAGCTTTGTCAGTAATCTCTACTGCTTTCCCTGTTTGTTTGATTGTCATGGTTTGTTTTTTTGTGCCAATTTGGTCAACAGGAATGGCTTCGCCTTCTTCAATATCTGTTGCATCTCCCGAATACGTCCATTTTGGAACCGTTAAAGTATCCCCTGGCACACCAACCAATTCTTTTTCGACATACGCCAAAGGCGCGAACTTAATCATTTCAGGAAGTTTGCTAGATACCATATCTGCCATAACTTCTGGATTAATTACTTGCGCTGTTTTTGTTGTTCCTCTTACCATAAAAAATTATCCTCTCAATCTGTTGTATAATTCAGGGTTGCGCTCTAGTAATTCGTTACGACTGAGAACACCCATCTTCTTAAATTGTTCCTTGGTAATTTCACCAGCTGAAGTATCTTCCATCTTCTTCGGTGTCTTACCTTTTAGTTTCTCACCGACTTTCTTATCGGCTAAGTCATTCACCAAAGCTAAAAAGCTTTCTACAGCCTCCTGCGTGCTCTCTGCGGTATCTTTAACGACAAGACCTAGGATTTTATCATCAACTGCAATACCGCCCTCAGAAAGCATTTTAGAGGCTTCTCGTTCAAGTCCGCTACGGTTGATTTTAGCTTCCAATTCAGCAATGTATGCTTTTTGTTTTTCCTGCTCATACTCTGCTTTCTGGGCTTCGTTCATCTGACGTAGTTTTTCGGCTTCATCAAGCTTTTCTTGCATTCGTTTATCGAATGACTTTTCTTGTTTAGCCAAGCGTTTCTTGATTAGATCATCAACTTCGCTTTGTGTGAATGTCTTCTCTGTAGATTCCACTTCTTCTTGAGTGCTAGCTTGTTCAAGTTCAGGTTCAACTACAGGTTCTTTAATATCTTCTGCCATTTGAGGCCCTCCTTTTAAGTCCGAGTGGACTGATTATCCTTGGCTTTTTATGTCTTCAAAGTTCGGACAATATAAAAACCGTGCTAAAAAACACGGTTATTTCTTATGGTTAAAATGTGGAACCGTCGTACATCGACAGTTAGGATGAAATGGTGGTGCGTTCAATGCTGGAACTAACTCAGATACTTTTGCAGGCTTACCGTTGAATGGTTGGCAAATCTGACACGCTTTTAACTCAGTCATGACTTCAAACTCTTCAACACCATTAGCTTCATAGTTCGCTTTCTGAGCCTCTGAGTATACCCTTGCTGATTCCGTTACTGCTAGCCGTCTAGCGTAGCCGTACGAGACGTCAAACTCTTTCCTAAGATTGTTAATCAGAATGTTTGTGCCTTTGCCTCTTAATACGGTATCGGCAACGCCTTTCTTGACGATTTCACGCAATTCATTCTGCCTTGTCCAATGTCTCCCTGGCCAAGTAGCACCATTGAAATTAGCGTACAAAATAGAGTCGGCAGACACTTTTGAAGCTTCAAAACTTCCGAGTGTCATATTCAAAACACCAGCTGAAAACAGATTCTCTCGTCTGATTGATTCAGTCAAATGCTTATCTATGATTTCAAACTCACTCAAAGCCAAATCATACTGATGCAGCTTGATATTCGCTTGCAACACTTCAAGACGACTTGTTTTCATCTTCAAGTTATAGAGTTTCATCAAGTCGTTTTCTGCCTTCGTGAAATCCTCGCTCGTCACCTTCTGACCGCGTTGTCTCAAACGATTAGCACGTTCAACTAACTGCTTAGCCTTAAACTCGACATTGACCATATCGAGCCTATCTGCTCTCTGTTTAGCTTCTAGTTTCGTTATACCCTCTTTATCAGCATATCTTTGCCAAAAGCTATCAATTTCTTTCTGAATATTGTTAGCGTGTTGTTGATAGACACCGTTCAGTTGATAAGCTACTCTCTTATCTGCTAGTTCTCTAGCCTTTTCTTCGGCACGATACCTATCCTCCCAATACTTATTGGTCAACATCTGCTATAACTTTCTGGCTTTCATCTATTTCAGCGTCCGAGTAGATTTTTTGTTTTTCCAAACGTGTTTCAAGGTCGCCCATTGCTTCCTCTTCTTTTTCCATTCTTTCGATTTCTTTCTGCGGATCATCAATGATAGACAGAACAGATAGTTTGGTTTCTTCAGAAACTTGTCCAGATAATTGCCCGACAATCTGCGCTTCTTCAAGAATGTTTCTCGGCACGTTTCTAGTAAATGTGTAGGTTAAAGCCGACCAAGCTTCTTCATCAACTGCACTCAAAGGTACGCTGAATACAATTTGATACAAGCGATTGAATGCAGATTGTAGCTTCCTGTCTTTCATCCGAGCAAGGTTATCCATCGCTTGCAATTTAAAAGCAAGAGCAGTACCGGATGAATTTCCAAACTCAGATTCGGATATGTTCGCAACCATTGAAATAGCAAAGATAGACTCTTTCAGCAAGCTAATAAGGTTTTCTTGTGTCGTGTCTGAACTTGGTTTCTCAAGGAAATTGACTTCAGGCAATGGGCCGTCGCCATTTTTCCAAAGATTGAAAATCCTGTTCTCTCTGATTTGGCTAGCATCTTCATCTTGTAGTTCAACACCCAGCACTTTCAAATAAGCGTCCGCGAAATAATCTACATCATTCGCTTTCTCACTTGCAGCCTTATTTAAAGCGTTAATCAAGGTCTTGACACTTTCGAAAACGCTCTGCCGCTCTTCATTCTCAATCAATTCAACAACTGGAATAGAGCTATAAATGTGCTGAGTACGCTCACCGAACTGTACTGATCCGCCAGTTGAAATCGTAGCGTCAATCACTTCGTCGTTCGTGATAACTTGCCCAATACCTGTCTGGCTATTATCGTTAAACGTGTATCTTACTGCGAACAACGGACGCTCTTCGATACTATTATCATGCACGATGAACATATTGATTGGACTGTTATAAGTCGCTCTAGTCTGCTTATATTCGTCTTGATAAACATAAATAAACGCATGACCGAACACGCTAGATATCTTAGCAAGTTCAAACTCTGAATCTTCCATGTCATTTAACTTACGGAAATCAGTGATGAACTTACTCACATCATCGTCCTCATGCTTGATTTTGACAGGAACACCGATTTGATACCCGTTAAATGTGTCAACGATGTATTTAGCATAATTAAAAACCAGACGATTGTCTGGCTTCCAACTATCTTTTTTAGTCATCTTCAAGATTTCGTGTTGTGAGAGGTACATATCCTCGCTCTCAACATAGTTCTTGACTAGCTTACTTATGTGTAGCCTAATCGCTTCAGTAACGACTTCTTCAGTCACTTCATCGCTTGTTGTCGTAATGACTTTTCGTTTGTTAACAAAAACTTTTGCCAATTTTAAAAACCTCCTTTGAATAGTTTGATTTTTGTTTTATATATCCTATCTTGCAAAGCATATCTAATCGCATCGATGCAGTGATTGTAGCTATCTACTGGCTCGTTGATGTACTCATTTGTCTTCTTGTCTTTCTTCCAAGTGTAGTTTTCGAGTTCTTCAATTAGCTTCACACATCGTTCATCGACTATCCAATCATATTGCAATAAGTATTGTATGCCCTGCATGACTGAGCCAGGACCTTTCTGCACATCAACAACCCGAGGGATTCCAAGATTTCGCAATTCTTGATTCGATTTCTTTTCGGCACTATCAGCCATAATTTGTTCCTTGGCATACCCAAGGGCCTTGATACTTTCTGCAATCTTGTCATTTGTCAATCCCTTTCTTACAAATTCCTCAACTACATACAAACGCTTATTGGCATCGTCTATCCTTACATGAAGCAAGGCTGACGGGTCATTGATAAAACCGTAGTCAAGACCAAAATAAGCCGGCAGATGCGCCAGCTCGTCTTTATTAAGTAATCGTTTCTCATACTTTGGAAAGACTAGCTTGTCAAGCGTCGCAAACTCACCCAAAGCGTAAATCTTGTAGTAAGCTTCATTCCTGTTGGCCAGTTCTTCGATATTCTCGATTGTGACCTGATCTAAAAAACGATTATCTTTGTAGGATGTGTGATAAACAACCGTATTTTTTGGTTTCTTAACAAAAAAAGCACTGTAGGTCCAGTTGACTTTTGAAACTGGGTTAAACATCAAGAAGATTTGCTTCTGTTTGTGCTTCTTATCCCTGAGACGAAGCGTAAGCTGCGTGTAATCGTCTAGCGTGAACTCAGAAGCCTCTTCCATGACCACATCAGATACTCCCTTGATTGATTTTATCTTCTCTGGGTTGTCCAGTCCTTTGAAAATGAACTGAGCACCGTTTGGCAACTCTATTCGGTATGCTGAATTGTTGACCTTGCACTTGTCGAGTAACTGCCATTTATCCAAACATTGCTTCACATCTTCGAAAATGGAGTCATACACAGTAGATCCAACTTTACGCAAGAATAGAACCTTGCGTGGATACTTCCAATCTTGGCAAGCCTTGTATACTACCTTCTGAATTACACCGTGACTTTTGCCTGATGAAGCCCCACCGTAGTGAACTTCAGTAAAAGTAGAATAGTCATTGAGCTTGTCATAGATATGCTTATTAAATACTCGGCTAGGATATTGAATGACAATATTGATTTTGGGTCTAGTCTTCGTCAGCATCCCAATCACCTACCTTGATTTCTATAGTTCGTTGAGTGATATCGATGTTGTTTTGATACATTCCTAACGTTTTTGCGTATTTATCCGATGCTGACAACATTACAGATAAGTCAGGAGGAACTTCTTTTACAGTTTGATAACCTTCCCCGTCGCCAACAAGTTTGACATCTTTAATTTCACGCCTAATAATTTTTGCCCAAAACTGTTGAATATCTACAGAATTGAGCAAAGAAAGCTCCGTCCTACGCTCATCAAAGGCATTTTTTAGCTTTTCAATAACTGGTGGAATATGTACATACTTTTCCATACCTGCTAACATGTTATGAGCTGTTTTTCCTGCGCTTTTCTCGCTAAAACCAGCTTCTTTTGCTGCCTGAGTTGCGTTCTGGAAACCATTAGCCATGTAAGCCAGCACAAAGGATTTTTGTCTATTCCTAGAGGCAGGCCAGTATGACATTAAATCTATAGCATAATTTTTTAATTCATTGATAGCCATTTCTTCGCGTTCATTCATTGCTACCTCCTTTCTAAACAATCAAAAAAAGCCACACGATGTGCGACCTTTTCCAGACCTCTCATAAGAACAACAGGGCTCGAACCTGCAACCAATAGATTAAAAGTCTACCGCTCTACCACTTGAGCTATGTTCTTACTGCAAGCAGACTACTACCTTGCGTGTTAATTAGAAATCTATTTTGAAATGCTTTCTTTTTTTATTTTTTGTAGTCTTTTAAAACCTCTGAGGGCATCAAACCCTCTAGCTTATAACTTACCTAGGATATAAGTAGCTACGCAATCATGCAAGGTCCAGTCGCTACTGCCGACCATTTAATAAGTTAATGAGTAATTTATGAATGCTAAGCCTACTGCCTACCCCATTCTGGGACACAAACACTCAAAGGAGAGGGGAGGACTTGAACCTCCAAGGCCATTACAGCCCCCTGACATTACAGGTAACCATCTACCAATTCTGAGACCTCTCTTTTCAATTCTTGATACTACCATTTTATCAGAATTACAAAACTGTGCTAACAAGTATCATTTTTTCCCGTACAGTTTTGTAAAGTTCAATTTAGTTCCATTCTCTCCAAAACCTCATTCAGTTCAGAGATGGCCATATTCCGCCAAGTATAGAAAGTTGTTCTGCTGATTTCCATTTTGTCACAAATATCATCAACATACATCTTAGTAATGTAAGTCATTCTAAGGACAGACCTGCTCTTTGGATTTTTAAGCCTGTTGATCATTCTACCAAGTTCAAGTTTTCTGTTAATAACCTCTTTAGTATCCTGCTCTATAGCCTCTTTCATCACTACCAGCTGAGTATAGACATCATCAACTTTTCTAGTTTGTCCACCTTTGACTTTGACATCTGACCACTTAGGACTTGAGAGCAAACCTGCCTCAAGCTCATTGATTTCATCTATACGGCTTTGAATGTCCATATCAAGGTCTTGTAATTCTTTTAATAGCTCTTTAGCCTTGTTCACTCTCTATCTCCTTTGTGATATAATAGTCTTATTAGGAATTTAGCTGAGGCAGAGAGTGTCTTGGCTTTTTTTGTTTTAATAGCTATTTAGTATCTTGAGGGTTTCCTCATAGCTAAGTTTTACTTCGACCCTTTGCTCATCGTATGTTCCTAAAACTTTTGGGATTCTGAAGTAAATGATTGTAGAATTATCATAATTTTTAGTGACTGTGTAGACGTATTTGAGTAGTTCTTTTCTAAAAGAAACGTTAGGTAAAACGACTAAATCAGGTAAAGTTACATCAGAAGGTTTTTCTTGTATTTTTCTTCTTCCTGAATACGGATATTTTTTTGGTCTCATTGTTTATCCCCTTCCTTATTCTCTAAAACAGCATCTTTTGTAAAAGTGTTGCCAATTTCATAGTATTTATATTCCTCAGCTGTCACTTCAAATGTTTCTTCAATTTGCTTATTACCTGCATATCCTGAAACGACTAGAATATATTTTCTTTCGGTTCTGGTTGGCACAAGTACCGAACTTTTACCATTCATAACAGGTATGAACGTTGTGTGAGGTTCATCAATGTATTTATCTACCACTGTCCCACTCGAAATCTGGTGACATGCTACGAGTAAGGACACGAGTAAAACAACACATAGGATTTTAAAATATCTCATTCCTTCTCCTTCAAAATCTCTGGTTTCTCGTAGATGTTACCGATGATTTCAAACTCAAAGTCTCTACTCTTTATCAATTCAGCGAAAGCAAGATGTTCGTCTTCCATTCGTATGAATAGAGACGATTCGGGATATCTAGTTTTTCCAAACTCAAAACAAGCTTCACCTCTCACTACTTCAACGAAATTAATACCTTCTACTGAGCCATCTACATAACCCTCGTGGCAATATTCATTCCACTCGTCATTAAATTTTAAGACATCCCCCTCAAAAATCTCTTTGTTATTTTTGTCAAACAATCCTGTTGATTGCATGAGGATCAATTCTGACTTTTCGAAAGGAATAGGAAGTCTGTAGCCCGATGTTGGTTCTTCCATGTTGCAAATCAAGCCGTTATCTGTGATAAAAAAATGTTCTACGAATTTCTTTTTTGTGCTATCCCGCGCTCTAAATTTTGGTATCATGTAAATCCTCCTCTTTTACGAACGAGCCGTCAATCCAACGACCCTTTCGGTCTTTGATTTCTTGGTAAGCCAGTTCGAAACATTCTTCAAAATCATAACCTAGCGACTTGCTGATTGATTTTAGATGACCAATCAATAGAGTCAATGATTTTATACGTAAGGTTATAAGTTTCAGATGTTGTTCTGTTTGAATGTTGCTAATACATGTATTTGCGTACGCGAATGATGTCATAATATCGTTCTTTCTAACATTCTTCGACTCTTCAAAAATACTATCCACATCCACTTTGCTCAGCAAGGCCAGACCGACAATCACGACTGCGCAATCTCCGATGCTGTCCTTGGTTAATTGCTCATTCTTCTTGAGATAGCCTGCGCATAATTCTCCGAATTCTTCACTTAGTTTCAAAGACTGTTTGTCTAGTCGTCCACCGTTTTCAAGGTCACGGTCAATAAACCATTGTTTTACTTTGTCTAGTGTGTTCATAATAACTCCTATCTATTCGTTAATCTTGGTAAAATTTCATTCACGATGAATATATAATTTTGGGCTAGAGTTATTTTTAAAACAATCGAAGTAATCCATAACATTAAAATTACACCTGATGTAATAACATTAATTTTTATAATGGGTACATAAGTTTTCCTAGCACGAGCGATTAACTCTTCTTTGTACTCTTCTTTTGTTTTACCTTTAGGAACATCCCAAACACTAATTTGTGCATTATCGTAGCGAAAGTTCATAACCAAGAAAACCACTAAAAGAATAACAGAAACGAACAGCACTGCAAATGAAACAGCTTCAAGTAAACTAAATATATCATGTATCATCTTTTCTTTTATAATCATCTCGTAAATCTGTGGTGCGTTCCCTTTAAATGTTGTAAGCAAAGAACTTACTTCATCAACTGTCATATTCAGCATTTTTGCTAAAGCTTGTAAAATATCGTCCATTATAACATCACCTCATCCCCTACTCTGATTTTCTCAAACTGCTCCTTAGTAACTACGAAAATCCCATAATCTCTGATAGTCACTGTATACAGCTTGCCATGTCGCCCTTTTTCGACGACCTTACCGAATATCTCTGCGCCTTGATTATCAGCCTTGTAGATAACCATCGGCTTCTTCTCTTCCAAATCTCGAATCCTGTCCATCTGCCAGATATTCAATCCAGCAGACAATAATATCCAGATTGCGATAAATCGTTTCATATCTCCTCCTCAAAATAAAACTTTCCGTCAAATGGTTCGATTTTAATGATTCCATAATCCAATCCAAGTCTTGCTATAAATGGCTTGCTGATTCTTTCGTGCAAGGTAGACATCTGCTCTCTGAATTCTTCTAACAGAAGAGTAGATTTGTAGAAATTGCATTGATAGCAAGCAGGCATATAGTTTTCAAAGCTATCTTCTCCGCCTCGATAGTGAGGATGCAAATGATCTACTCTCAAAGTTTTCAAGTCCAAAATCTTGCCACAATAAGCACAGTGACCACCGTATTTATCTAAAACTTTTTGTCTAGTGGTTTTAGATATGCTTTTCCGTTTCATTCTGTGACCTCTCTTCCATCTCTTACTTTTTGCAAATAATATTTATATATTTCATTGTCGCTATGTTCATTTACTAACTTTTCAAGTGCTTTATTGACCACTTCTGATATGCTTCTATAACCACAATATTCTTTGATAGCTTCGACATGGTCATACATATCTTTTGTAAGCGTTGCTTGTATCTTTCTAGGCATCACTCAACCTCCTTGTCCTTAATTTCTCCAGTAAGTCTATTTTCTAAAATGTGACTTGTATAGCAAATATCGTTTTTATACGTATAGTGATTAACGATTTCTTCAACCCATTGATTTTTAGTGTACGGGTATCTGTTTGGTCGTTTCATGTTACCACCTCATATATAAATATTTCGTATCAATATCTTGTTCTAAAATACACTCTTTCAATGACTTCAAAACCTCCAATGCACCGCTAACTGTTCCCCATCTATTTTCAGGTTCATACTGCACATACTTTTCAGGGTACTGTTCTAATTCAGAGATACCGCGTTGAATGTTATCTAAAACATCAGCGATGTTGTACGTAGTGTCTTGGTCAAAATCCCAATCCATAGCCACCCTAAACATTTTTCCAAGATTGTAAGTTGGAGAACTGTATTTAGGTTCATCAATACAAATATAATCTCCACTCTCTATTTTCGCTAAGATTTCCAAATCATAGCTCATCACTCCACCTCCTCAAAATAACTATGAAATTTACTTAAATTGACAATAGCGACCTCTTCAACGAAATGTTTTTCAATATCAAAATCTGGGTCATCTTTACTAAACTCTTTCTTAATAGCTTTTTCAGCTAGTGATGGTAAATCGAATATACTTGCTCCGTTTCTTAAAGCGAGCGCTTGACCGTGTTTGTTCACTACTCGATAACCTACATCAAACGGTCTAATTTCCTTAGGTATCTTTATGCGTTTGTTTTCAGTTTTTTTAGCTTGTTCAAGTGTTTGTACCATCACTCCACCTCTTCGACTTCCACTCCCTCGCAATCAAACACCCATCCGAAGTTGGCTTCTTCTAGTTCTTTGCGGGTGTGATGTGCTCGATATCCATAGAAATTTTCTTGATTATAAAACAACCAGACTCCACCAAAATTATAGTTGAGATAACATTTTTCTTTTTCAATACCTTTCATTCTCACCAAATACCGCTTCTCTTTCTCGACTGTGTAGCCGTCAAGCCAAGCTCTAGCGAAAGTTTCTTCGTTCTTTTTGATCCATAATGTTAATTCAATGCCTTGGTTATTTGATTGCAAAAAACTTGGAGTCATAGCAAGATAAAGAGAACTTGTAAGATGTTCTTTACATACTTCAATCCAATCCGCCACAAACTGCGGAATAGTGGCTTTCTCTAGTTCGTCTAGTTGCTCCAAATCTTTTAAAAAATTCTGACAAGCTACTTTTGCTCCGATATCGAATAAACCATCTTCGTATTTTTTATATTTCTCAATCAATTCCTGCTTATTCATCTTCGCTTCCTCCATAAATCAAATAAACTGCAATAACTACCTGAGACACGCTTGGCGTATAGCCAACCCAATCATCAAACTCCTTAGATTTTGGTAACCAATCCTTGGTAGCTCCAAAATCATAGTCTTTAGGTTTTTCATCAGCGAAGATACATTCCATCACTCCCATAAATGTCATACCATCTTCTGCCATTTCCCAGAAATAGTCCGCCCGGTCTTTCACCGCTTGTGGTAAATCTTGTTTGGGAGGCTTGGGCTTCCCGTCTTCTACCGACCAGCCGTAGACTTCATTAACTTTTTTCTTTAAATCTTCCATCATCGTCCTACTCCTTTTTCCTCTATGCTACTTTTTGTACTAATTTCGTTTGTTTCATCCATTCCTTGGCTATGTCCCAGACTTCAGCTGGTACATCTTGGTTATACTTGCCACGAAATTGGGCTATCTTCCCCTGCCTTACTTCGAGTGTGTAAAGAGGTGTTTTAGGTTGATTTGACAGGCGGACAAACACTATTAAGGTATTACCTTTAAAATGCTTATCTGTGTATGAGCTTACGCAATGATGTAGTTTCTTACCCTCATAGATCAGCTCAGCCACTTTTCTAGGGACATGGAATGTGTATCCATTGATTGTCTTATCCATTCCTTCTCTAAGTTTAAACTCAGCTTCAAGCTGCTTGCGTTTCTTCTTATCTTCCAGTTTTTGTTTTTCTTCGACGAATTGATTGTATAATCCGACTGTGTGATTATGCATGGCCGTGAAATCCTTTGGCACAAGCATAGCATCACCTTCAGGCTCAATGCCCATTTCTCGTAGCATCTTGAGATAGTCAAGGTATTCATTGAAGTCAATATGATTCTTGATAACCCAATTCTGAAACTTATTGATCCCGACACCTTTCGGTATATGCTTGATATCGTGGTAAGTCAGATAAGACTCAATGCCAGGCACTAGTTGGCCGTTCCGTTCTTTTAATCGACGGCTCAACTCAAATTCATTAAAACTACGATTTGAATTCTTGAAAAATTGTTTATTCTTCTGAAGCCATCTACGGTTTAAGGTTCGCATATCTACATTTTTGGTGAATCCAGTATAACCTGGATACATGATTTCGTTGGCCAATTTGTAAGCATGAATTTTCTGGGCAAATTCAATTTCAAACTTGTATTTGTAGAGACGTTCAATTTCCCAATAAGCGATATTCCCAAACTTCAAATATTTGAGTTCAGATACATTTTTAAGTTTTTCAACCCAGTTATTTGGATAAAATTTATTGCCTGTATAATAACCACCACTGAAAAAATTAGCGAATAGGTGCGGATAAAATTGTCCGTTGTAATCTTGGCCAATCTTCACATGTTTGTCATTTTCGAATCGCTCCAAATTTGTAAAATGCCAATCGATAA